GTGTTTACCCGCCCATATATACGCCCGTCGGTTTGTACATGGGAGAGCCACGCCTGGCTTCCATCAGCCAGCTGCCCTAAGCGCTTTGAAAGCATCAGCTGTTCTTCTAATAAAGGAGCAAGCACCTGTACTTCTTTAGGGGCTTTTTTGTCACCTTTTAGATACTTAAAAGTCTGCTCATCCATCTTAAGGCGCCCATCTTCCGCATAGAGTTCCACATTGTCTGGTAAATACCCATAATGTTTACAAATGATAAATTCAATTTGCTGTCTGCTGTTCGGGTTAAACTCTTTATAACGCTGAATAGGAACACCCTTCACATATCCCAGGGTCTTATTGTCCCTTTTAGGAATAAAGACCTTATCAGGAATAGGTGGTACCATCTTCCGTATTTCCTCGTCCAGTGCTGCTGCTCTGGCACGTAAGACACCTTCCAGTTTTATAGCCCCCTGTACATCAAACGGGAAACCATTACGCTCCTGCTGTGCCATAAGCCACGCTATTTTATGCTCAAGCTCTATAGCTGTCTGTGAATATTTCTGTTCCAGCAGCTTATCATAAAGACACTCTGTGACAACAACATCCTGTTCGTTGTAGTCCAGCATTTCTTCATTAAAAACAGCCCACGCATCCTCTGTGTCTTCCGCATAGGTACCTTTTAGGACACCTAAACGATAACCCCATGCTGCCAGCTTATGAGACCCAATCAATGTTCCTGGTAATTTACCCGCCCGATATCGCCCATAATCAGACTCACCAATATTGGAATATATCAAGCGTGCCAGTACCAAGGTGTCTACAACACTCTTTCGCTGGGTCCTATCAATAGAGAACCATGGATAAAGCTTCTGAATAGCGGGAATATCAAAATTTATGATGTTGTGTCCACATATTCCTTCTCCAGACCGAATGGCGTTGTGCAACCTTTTAATGCCCCTTTCCACGGTGTCTGGACCATAACGAATAATATTTTTATGTCCATCAGAGATGCATAGACAATGAATAACTGTCATATCCTCTAAGAGCCCGTTGCTCTCAATATCAAATAAAAGCATTGTCAATCAAAAAGGACTACCATCCTCTTCTGCCTCCTCTCTTTCTTCTACTGCTAAGGGTTCAGTTTCTTCCAAGTGGTCTGTAGTCTTGTTATAAAAAAGGTATCCCGCAATCCCTGTCTCTCCTGTCCAGCGGTTTTTCAAGACACGAATACGAACCCTATTTCTTTGTTCCCCATCTGCTTGCTGGTTTCTCTCCAAGCCAATAACGGTATCGGACAGCTGTGCAATAGCTCCAGACCCCCGCAACTGTGAAAGGGAGGTTGCTGCCCCCTCTTCATGTGACATACCATCAATACGCTTCAGGTGCGAAATTACAATCAGACCTACTCCCGTCTCTTCGGCTAAAGAGCGTAACTGTGTCATCAAGATGTCAATAAGCTTTCGCTCATTGTCCCCTTCCAGCCCAGACACAGCAATAGAGATGTGGTCAAGAATAATAAAATCACACTGCTCTCCCACCGCCATATAACGTATCTTGCTTAACAGGTTATCACCGTCTAAAGACCCAAAATGCTCGTATAGAATAAAGTGTCCAGTCCCTAATGTCTTATCAAAGGCCTGCTTGTACTCTTCTTCAGAGACACCCTGCCTATTCATGTATAACCGCTTAGATGCTGCAATAGACATCAAACCACGGGCGGTGCGCTTCACGTTCTCTTCAAGCATCAATAAGCCTACCTTAAGGTCCTTTGTGACACCCAAATCGTAAGCAACTTGTCTCACGAACGTTGTTTTGCCTACACCTGTTCCCGCTGTTAAGACAGTTAATTCACCTTTTCTCAAGCCACAGGTCATCTTATTCAGCGGGATATTCCAAGGAAACATAAAACCCTGTTCTGTGTCTTCCTGCTTACTTACTTCTTCCCACAGGTCAGCACCATTCACAATGCCGTCTGGGGTGTACTTTTTGGCATTCCAGATAGCTTTGATAACTTCTTGTCCTCTGCCAGCCAAAAGGCACTCATTAGGGTCTTTAAGGGGCAATGTGGCTACATAAAGTTTATTAGGCTGCAAAAGCCCCTCAACATCCTTTACAGCCTTTCGCCCAGGCTCATCCATATCAAACATAACAATAACCTGTTCAAAGGAGTTGAGCCAAGCCATATTCTCTTTAAAGACACGCTTAGCAGAGGAGACACCATTAGGAATAGATACAACGGGGTACTTATTACCATTCAGCTGTGACACAGTAAGGCAATCAATCTCACCTTCTGTCACTACCAGCTTCTTTCCCCCGCCCCCTGGCCATAAATGCTGCCCAAAGAAACGGTTACTTATCTTACCTAAGGTGGTAAACCTCTTATCTGGATATCGTAACTTTTGCCCTACACAGACACCATTATCATTAAAATAACAAGCTATCTGAATGGGCTGTCCCATTTGCACCCCCGCTTTATAAGAATAGAGCCTACATGTCTTTTCAGTAATCCCCCGCCTTTTTAATGGAACAGTCGGCCAGTCTTCTATGTCATACAGAGCACCCTTTTCTTTAGGTTGTGTTTCCTGGTGTGTTACATGACACGAATAACAATAAGTGTGCCCATCATCATAAAGGGCTAAAGCATCATGACTTCCACAATCAGGACAAGGAAGATGTGCTTTAATGATTTCACCGATTTTTCTCACCCCTCCATAGCTAAAAGAGACCCATCAGTAAATGTGGGATAAGATTGTGTCACCCCCTGATAGGTCTCTTTTAATTTTGCTACTATTGCCTTAAAGGCTTTTGTTTGAGCAGCTGTCATCTTCCCCCTAACCGTTGGAATTAAGAGTGCAATGCCAGTCGCTTTTTTCTTAAACTGAATACCCGCCACCTCATCAGCAGCATGGTCTTCTTCTACACTACCATTCCTGTGAATAATGAAGTGGTAGCCCGTGTCAAACCGTGCATTTCTTTTCATTTCACAGTACATCTCTTGTAAGGGCTTATCTTCTACATCCCTTTTATCAATTATCAGACAATCCGTCTGTTCTCGTTTTAAATATTTTACGTATTTACCCATTTTATTTACTTTTTATTTTTCATGATGAGGCCTCCTGTATCTTTTTTATCTTCTTTCCACCACTCTTCTGGAATCCATTTTGTAGCATATTTGAACCCATGTTTCTTACACCAGTCAGCATAAGACGTAGGGCTGCCCTTGTATATTTTTGTTCCAGCTGATGAAAAGACAAACCGAATATCCAAATTCGGATGCTGCTGCTTGATTAAAATATGCTTCTTGCGGTCTTCTACATCAAAGATGCCTTTAGTTTCCACTATGACACCATTAGGCAGCACAAAGTCGGGTGTGTAATGGTGCACCTGCTCTGGAATGCTATAATCTATCGTATATTTTTCATATTCTACTTTGATTTTAGCATCTTGCAGCTGCAAGGCCACGTTGTCTTCTAACCCTGACCTGTACCCTCTATTTATATGATTAGACCATCCACCTCTTCGTGAAAAACGTCTCACCTTTTAAAAATCCCCTTCAACCAATTCTGCGTTATCTTCATTCTCGTCTGCGGACACAGTGTTTTCCTCACAGACATAACCATCTTCTTCACCAAAACCATAGGACTTAGCAGAGCCCCCCTGGCCATATTCGATAAGGTTAAGCACCTGGACGGCATTCAGACGCAAAGAGACGCCATTGACCGCATTAGAGACGTGGAATGGTATCAATGTTGCTGCAACCTTTACAGTAGAGCCATTCCCAATATTGTCCCCCTTAATCGGGTTTCCTGCGGCATCAAAGACACCAATAGTTCTCGGCAGTTCTTCTCCTGAACGGGTCTTAATTGTAGACGGTACCTTAAATTTAAAGACAATATCGCCATCTTTGTCTGTTTTAAAGCCCATGAAGGGTTCTTTAGACCACTTACGGCCTGGTTTCAACTTCATTTCTGATTTTGCTTTTTCCAGTTCCGCTTCAATCTGACCCATCAATTCATCGGTGTCTTCTTTATTCAGCTTCAGCTGGATGCTGTAACCCAATTCCTTTCCTTCATATGTTTCAGGTTCTCTTAAATGTGCATAAAAAGCTTCTCCAGCTTTAGTAACAATTTTTGTATATTCTGTCTTTGCCATAATATTAATCTTCATCCTCCATAACTTCTTCATTGTTAAATGTATCCACAACGGACATATTAAAAACAGGGTCTTTTATAAGACCCAATTTAGCAATTACTTGCCCCTTTTTCAGGTGACAGGCATCTGCCCCGCTGTTTCTTAGCAGTAGACACACCTCACCCATGTACGTTTCGTCAATTATTTTTATACTGTTAGCCAAATTAATTCCATGCTGCCCTAAATAAGACGTGGTGTGAATTTCACCATGGTATCCAGCAGGTATCTGAACAGCAATGCCTGTATGTACTTCACATATATCCTGACTAAAGATAACCACATCCTCATCAATGGTAAGTGGCAGCCATCCTGTCTGTTTATTTTTATGTTCAGGGATAACAGCCCCTTCATACAGTTTCTTTATTTTTAGTGTTGGTAACATCCTCTACTTCCTTTACTACAAAATATATCCCGTTCCTAACTAATCCCTGTCCGTTTGAAAGACTAAAAGAGCTTAGTATCTGCACGTCCTTCCTCTTTTCATTAATAAAGTACACGGGGTCTTCTGGGTTAATATAACCCCCTAAATCAATCACACGGTCAAGTAGTTCTTTTAGGTTCATACGGTCACACTCCCATTCCTTGTAATTTCATTGAGCCACTTTTTGTACCTTAAAATCTTCTTATCGGTGTCTTCAACATCTTCTTTACGCCCCCTGCGCATCTGGTACTTGATAAGACACCCTCGTAAATAACCAATAAATTCCTCTTTTGTCAGACAAGCATGCATAACCATAATTGGCTGTACAGACATGCTGGCATAGTAATCAGGATTATAGGCATCTACCTTACTCATTCCTCTTCCTCCTCTGTCTCCTTTATTACTCTGCTTTCACAGACGGTCACTAAGCCTTTAAACGTACCTTCTCGTACATAAACAAGACAATTCTTGCCAGTGCTGAACGCAAAGACACCCTTAAAAATGGTGCCATCTGGTCTGGTCACTATCACCCTATCGTTTACCTTTAATGTCACGTACTTCCTCCTTTCTCGTTTGGAAATAATAAAAGGATTAACCTTTCAGAAAGCTTATCACCCTGTGCCCATATGCTCTCTTCCATGCCATCTACAATGTCTGAAGTGGTCTGTGCATGACTTACATGGTTCAGCAAGTCATCAAAAAGGTCATCCTCCATGACCTCAATAAGGGCACGTATGTCCTCTGCTGTATACTTAGTCATTTATAAGAACCCCCTCCTGTTAAGAAACTCTTCAATGTTAAAGGGCTTCGTATTCAAAACACAAATCTCCTTAAATAAATGATAATCTTGTATCGGACATGCCTTTTCATCTACTATCCAGCATACGGTATCCTTTTTCTTTATTGGTTTTTCTGTACAGGCCAATAGGAGCCCCCTGTTCGTCCGTATTAAATAACTATAACCAAAGTTATATAGGCGTAATAAAAGGTCATGTTTAATATTAAAAATTGTGGTCATTTTTCATGTTACCTTTTCCTTCCCAAACTTTTTCTTATAAGCTCTTCTACCCTCAAACAGTAATGTAATAAGCTTATCTTCCAGTTCTTCCATGCAGTCCTGAATGGCTTCCATCATGTTGGCACTAAGCTCAATGGGTGTCTCACATTTATCCTCATAGTAATTCAAGTCATCGGCTAAAGCGTCCTCATAGAGCCCTATAAGCTCCTGGATTTCTTCTGGGGTACATTTAGTCATGGTCTTGTTCCTCCCCCCCCTCTTCGTCATCATTAAAGAGCTCACAACATTGATAACCAACGGTCTCGTCTGTATTAGACCATGATGTAGCCCCATCACAATAAACTCTAAAAGGAAAATTAGTGCTGGATGTCTCATAATGTGAAAAATATCTTTTATTTTTTACTGTACCTTCCCCATCCCATACAAGCACTTTTGTGTCTTTTGGTACCTTTGTCCAATCAATAATGCCTAATTCTTTTGCAATACTCAATGGGCTATCATCAGCCCACTTTATGTCTTTAAAACATAAAAAGCTATAGAGCAATACACAAGAAGAAATATAGTTTGTATCACTCCACATATTCTGCTGCTTTGCTGGGCGCTGCTTATATGCATAAAGAAAAGTATTTTCATCTCTTGCAAGATACCTATAGCCCGCATCATAAAGTTGCTGCAAAATGTACTGCCTTGCTTCTTTGTCACTTATCATTTTTATCTACCTCCGTATGAAAAAAAAATAGAAGAAAAAGGGGTTCTTTCTTCTAATAAGTGCGACAATCAAAATTTTGGGTGGGTGTGTGTGCACAACATGCTGTGTTTTGTTTTTTAAGACACAAAGCACCTGCTACATTTATGTATCATATAGGTTACATATAGGTAACTAATTGTTAAACATATAAGTTATACATTTAGTTAAACAATAATAATAAACACTTAGTGAAACATTTAGTATCCTTATTGTTACATTATGTACCTTTATGTTCCATTATGTTTTTCTTTTTCTTCTCTCTAATAAGTGCGACAATCACCATTTTGTATATAAGTGCGACAATCACCTCTATATTTAGGAATGAATTGCAAATTATTTTTCTTTCTTTTCTTCTTCAAAAGTTATTGTGACATTTATTCACAAAGGCATAATAATAATAATAATAATAATAATAAAAATAATAATAATAAGAATAAGAATAAGATGTATGAGTAAAGCAAATATAAGCGTGCTTTCAGTGGGTTTTCTCTATATATAAATAACATTTTAAATTGCTCCTTTACTATTATTAAATATAAAAGACATAGATTAGCAAGGACAAAAGGTAGAGATAAGTAGTAGAAAAGCTCTGGATTAGCGATTACTAAATAACCACCCATAAAATTTAATAAGCATAAAGAAAGACAACCTATTATCATTCTTATTTTCCTCCTTTAATGAAAAGCATATAAACTTTCTTTTACCTGGTTGATATCAAAAGTACCTTTGGTCGGTTGTGATGGTAATTTCTGATTACCTACTATAAAAGGGCTTAGGTCTCGTTCAAAAGCTGTTAAAACATCATTGGTTGTGTACATTTCTACAAAGCACTCTCGAATGAGACGGAACAATAAACCTGCTTTTGCAAGGGTCGTACCATAGCTGTCGTGTATCATTGCAAAGTTAGTTATTTTTGCTTCTGCTGCCCTGTTTACGGTCATTTGTAAATGACTGGCATCCATACTGTGAATAAAATTAGGTGCAATTGCTTGTGATTGTTTTCGTCTGTCAACGGTTCCTGTAACCTCGATATCATAAAAACGTTTTGTGATGTGTAAAAAACGCATTTGATACGTTTTGACGTTGTAGACCATATAAGGCTGCTGAACAATAAAGCCCATAGGTGTTGTCCACTGTATGACCTCACCGTTCTTAGTGACCATACGTGCCACCTGTTGTAACCATTCCATACCTTCTACAGCCTTAACAACCGTGGTTTGTACGGCTTTCCATATCAGCTTAGCCATGTATCTTGCATACTGGTTAGCATTATCCGCTGTAAATAGCCCCTCACCTATATGAGAAATAATTGTGTCTTCCAATATCTGGTCTCGAAAACCAAACTGTTTAGCACCATAAGCAAGGGTCATAACGGGCCTTTTTGTTACCTTCCTGTTGACATCAAAGGACAGCCAGCCCTGTGCAAGTGTCTTTGTACCATACTTAATTTTATCCCCATCAGTGGTGTCTCCTGTGCCTGTCTTTGCATCCTGCTCTAAGACACAATTAACTTTATCTGCTACAGTCTGGTAGATGTCGTTTGGCTTATCCCCAGGTGCCAGGTTGACCTCTTTGGCTCCAATAGGGTCTCTAAGGATGGCTGAAAAATGTTGTAGGCCGCTACAGGTTCCATCAAAAGCTATCGGTATACCTGTAATGAAACCTTTAGCGTGACCATTATGTTCTTCAAGGTACTTCTGAAGCTTTTGGTACTCAAAACACCATGCTAAAAACTCAAAAGGGGCATCTAAGTTACCCCACCAGTCCACCATGTCTAATGGTTGGGCAGCAGTGTCCAAAATGTTGCTTTTATTGACTTCTACCCATGAGACACAACCAGAAAAAGACACCTTGTCTATTCCTGCAAATTCAGCACCTGCAATAAAAAACCACTGGATGTCTTCATCATTTTCCAGTGGTTCTGGTTCTGCAAATAGCAATAATCCTTTATTCAGTTCATCGCCTTGTGGGCTAAAAGATGGGATTGGATAGATACGCCCTCGAAAGTCTATGTTATGTGGAAAGTAAATTTTGTCATACTGCTCAAACCGTTGTGCTGTTCGTAAGTTGATGTGTACCCTTAGGGCTTTTCCTCGCCTGCTGGCTTCCTTTTCATACAGAAGTTTAGCGGCTTTTTTGTGTCTCTTGAGCTCTTCTGGTGTTGGGTTTTCAAGCGTTGGTAACTTTGAAAAGGGCTCCATCTGTGGTAATCCTGCTATGTCTCCCCCCTGATTAACAAGCTGTTCTGCTGCCCGCAACACCTTAGAGTTAATAATCCATGGTGTCTGTTGAATGCTATTTACAGCATTTAAGACATTACTTAAATCAGCGGCTTTTACTTGCTCTTTATATTGCTTAAAAAAGAAGTTGTTTTGTCTATCCTGTGTGTGGTAGCGCTCTGTACGGATAAAGCCATGAATAGCACTCAATTCGCCATAATAACCGCCTGTTAAATCTGACTTCCATGGTGCTGGTGTCATAATCATTGGACAAGACTGATAAGCTCTTGATAATAAATAATGAGTATTTGCGTTCCATATTTTATGAAAAGCATCTGTAGGCTCGATGCACTCGACACCTTTGCCCCTGAAATTTGTACAATAACGGGTACTGAATAAATCTGTCCCTTCCATGCATATTTCTAATAGCTTTGCACCAAAAAGCATCGTTTCTTTTAGTGGCCATTGTTTTTCTTTCCAGTCTGTCTGGTTCATGACATTTTTTATAAAATAACGCCTATAAAAATTACTTCTTCGTCTTGACAGCCCTACCAAAGTATTTAGCTCTTTTTCCTTGTTCTCTTGTAAAAAAGCTTGTAGCTGTGCTTCTTCTAAGACGTCTTGTTGTATATTTTGACACGTGCTTGATAGTGATAATGTTGTGTGTGCCGCATTGACGGCTTCTGTGATTGTAGCCAAAGACAAAAGAGTAACTAAATCTTGTCTGTTGTCTTTATAGATGTTCAGCAACCACATGACCAGCGGATAATATGCAGCCTTAACGCCACCCTTTGGCTCTTCTTGATACTTTAAGAATGCCTCAATGTTAGCCGCTAAGTTATCATAAAGGTACTCAATTAAGCCACGGCCTATTGGTGTCTCTATGGCCTTGCCTGCTTGTGTCTTCTCTTGCAGATGCTTTTTAAGCTGTTCTTCTGCCTGGTGCTTGAATTGATACTCTATTTCAAGCTCTTCTAAAAATAATGGGCTCTGTTCAATGTCTTCCATCACTTGCACCCCCCGATTAACCAAAATAAAAGCCATGCTATGAATAAAGACACAGCAAGACACAACCCATGAAACATACCGATTGCTATATAAGTTTCTAAGCTGTCTCTATCGATTGGGAACATTCTTTTTACCTCCGTTTTATGGCAAACAAAAAGCCCCCATATGGTGACATAAAGGGGCTACTTGCATATAATGAAACTGGCTTTGCGTAAGACACTCTCAATAGCTCTGGTGTCTTCAACGAAAATATGAAATTGTGTATATGGTGGTTTGGTGTCGGTAAGGGTAATGTAGGTACATGAAGGGCGTTCAAGAACATAAAGTGTGTTATTATGAAACATTAAGTAGCATGTAGCGCCATGGAGCACTTCTGCAATTAAAAAAGCACAGTAGCTTTTATCTAACTGTGCCTTAGTAATTACAAGTCCATTTTTATATATCTTGCGTGGATACATTTTATAATCGTTCAATGATGCCTTTAGGTGTCTTTATGTAGCATCCATCGGCATAAAAGGCCGCACCTAAGGACTTGAAGTCCACATAGTTTTTTATGACATCATACGTATCATTTAGAAGGTGGTATGCTACCCATTCTTTTGCGTATTCCGTCATATCTACATCCCCTGTTAAAAACATGCAGTCATTGTAGATATCCACAATAACTGTTTTATCTTTTACTTCCTTGAATACGTCTAAATAAGCAGATAACGTTTCTTGCTGTCCTTTTGTCATATTTGCTACTTGTATTGCTTCCTCGATTGTGTCTGCAATGTAATTTTCATTTGTAAACTGCATGTGTACTAAAAAGTTATGCTTGTGCCATGTACGGATTATGCCTTCTCTTAATAAATCAATAAGTTCCATTTTATTTATTTCCTTTCTGTGTATAATGTGCCATCTTCATACCAATCATAAAAATCACACTCTTTGAAATATTCTTTTATGTGTTCTATGTCAGAGACATAATCATTTTCATCTTGCAGTGCTTGATAAATATCTGCACATATTAAATTTTTTACATAATTAACAAGGGCGGCCAGTTCGTCTGCTAAATTATCATATTTATCCCATTCGCTGGCTGTACAAGCGCTATCAATGCTATTGCATTCCCAATGACAATATACCGTTCCACTGTGGACATAGCGGTCACCTTGATAACGGCAGATGTAAAAAGAATATAAGTTATAAACTTTGCTCAATACTTCTGGTGCTATTTCTAATATTTTTCTGCTTATTTTTGTGCCCCTTTCAAGCTGTTTAAGGGCATAAGGGACAAGAACAGCCATATCAATTTCATTGTCTGTAATAAAGCTTAAGCCGTCTCCTTGTGAGTAAAAGCCTGAATATGATATATTTTCTTTGTCAATAGGTATTCCTGTTCTTTTTGTCCAATAAGCGGTTTTTTGCTCTAAAATATTATTAACATTTTCTTCATAAATATCTTGTATGAGGTCTTGATATTTATGTGCCGCTCTGTTTTGTGCTTGTTCTGATAATTCAGAAAAGTTGTATAGTGTAATTGTCTTTATTTTCATTTTGTACTTACCTCCTGTTTTTCCCTTTCTTGTAACAATAAATTATTAAAAAGTGCTATATTATGTATTGCATCCAACCATTCTGAAAAATTAGGCACGCTGTACTGATGTGTTAAATGATTTCCGTGCTTTTCATAAAATATCTTTTGATATTTCGTGGTTGTTCTTGAATACTTTTTAATTGTAGCGATGTAATAGGTAGTATTGTGTACTTTATAATGTACTGTTATAGCAATCGGTGTCTCGTAAGACTGAAATAAAACAACACGCCCTACGGCCGTATCCATGATTACTTTAAACTGATTAGCAACGGGACGTCCCGACCGTGGACTTTCAATATTTTCAACTCTAAACATTTTGTTTTCCTCCGTCTCTTAATAAATCGTATTGTGAATACGGCAGTTCTTTTTGAGCAATAATGCAAGCTGTACCCTACTGATGCGTCTTGTGTTTCCAAAAGCCGATGTAGTTTCGATAAAGTCCCAATTGGCACAATTTAAAAGAGACTGTAGTTTTTCTTTTACAGTCTCTGGTGAGAAATCTTGTCTATATAGTTTTAGAATTTTCATTATTCTTTTATTTCCTTTCCGTGTACATAATCGTCTATTTCATACTCATTTTGAATTACAACAGTGTTCCACACCTTAAAATTGCGCCTCTTATTCTGCATAATATTTTTTAGTCATTTTGGGTGCCTCCTTCTACATCCTCAACAAGCCAATTTGTCGCCTTTTTACAGCGCTTTGCAAGCCTAACCTGCTGTCCTTTTGCAAGTTTCTCAACCTGCTTTGCTTTCCGATAAGAACGGGTAAAGCACACTTTATCTATGGCCTTTAAATAAACCATAAAATGACCGCTATAGGCGGGCTGGATACGACTATATCTAAAAAAATTCTTTATTAGAAATCATGATTGTTACCTCCATTTATAAAAGAAAAAGCACATATTAGTTATGTGAGAAACTGTAGATATTTTACTGTTATCTACTACAGTTATTTTTTTATTAGCAGTCGTTTTTATCGACTCTGTTGCATAAGTCATTGCAACTTTTAGCATGCGTCTGACGCCCCCATGCTGACGATTACCGCAAACTATATAGACACTATCACTATCTATATAGACCTTTACGGTCTTTTATACATGTGATATACTGTATTTGTCGGATAGCTTATAGCACATGTATAAAATTGGTTATGCAGTTATTAAAGAACCGCTTTAACTGACACAATGATACAACACTGTTGCAACATTGTGTAGCCAATAAATTTTTATATGTTGTTATAGGCTTTCTTTATATGTGGAGGTGCACGATGAATACTGAAAAAATTATTGCTCAATATAATAAACAGTTTTCAGACACAGTAAATAATGATTATATACGTTTTCGTTTATCGTCTGATTTAAAAACAGCTTTTCTATCGTTCTGTAAAACACAACATATATCAAGTAGTTTATTGTTAAGAGCTTTAATTGCTGACTGTTTAAAGCAGAGCAATCAAAAAGATATAAGTAGCATAAATATATCAGATAGCATATTAGACGATGTTGCATATTTAGCTAAAAAGTTACACAAAGACAAAAAAGATATTATAGATAACGCAATACAGTTATATGTAAAACAATATGTACACTTTTAGGCTCATTAAGGTTGACAATAAGTATAAAATAACTTACTTATTGTCTCTTTTTGTTTCTTTATGTCTGCTCTCTTTATGTGTCTTTATTGCTCTTTATGTAGCATTAGGAGACATTTAGGAGGCATTTAGGAAACAATAAGTACATTAATGAACATATTGTTCGATATCTAACAGATAAAATATCTATAACATATTTATTATGAATAGACACACATATAACTTCCACTCTATATGTCCCCATATGTCCCCTTATTGTCCCCTATATGCTCCTTTTGTATCCGATAACTGCTGACAAAAAGGGAACAAAATGAGGCATTATGGGCTACACCAGGTATACCATATACCCCTATAGGTATATGTAAAGACGTTATAGATTGTTTATTGTTTCGTTATAGTCACACCTTGGGCACACTATGGCCTATATGTATCAGATTTACTTTATTATTACTATATGGGACATATGGTACAATTAGGGACATATGGGGGTATTTTTATATTTTGTAATTCATTAACCCACATTTCACAATTTTTACATATTTTTATTTTTGTGCCCCCTAAAGGAGACCATGATGAAACATCAACGAAGACAAAAGGGTGAAGGCAGTATCATTGAGTACAAAAAGGGACATTATAGAGGCTTCTTAGACCTCGGTAGAGACCCCCAGACACAAAAACGCATCAGGAAGACCTTCACGGGTACAGACAAAAGAGAAGTCATTAAGCTAATGCAGCAATACCAATATGAAAAAGAAAAAGGTATCCTTAGCATTAATAGCATGACTCCTTTTAATATTTACTGTAATCACTTCTTAGAAATTAAAGAAGGTAAAGTAAAAAGTACAACATATAAATCTTACGTTCATTATATAAATAAGCACTTTATACCCTTCTTTCATCAGACACCCCTGAAGGATATTAAGACAAAGGATATAAATACTTTTCTTATTCAACATAAAAACTATAGCAGTGCTACTACAAATGTCTATCGGACTGTCTTAAGTATGATATTTCAGACAGCAATAGCAGAAGAGCTTATCTTTACTAATCCTGTATCTTTGTCTGAAAATATAAAAACAAGACAAAAAGAAATAGTACCTTTAACAATCGATGAAGCACAGCTATTACTAAATTCAGTTAAGGACATGAAAGTACATACAGGCATCCCTTGGTACCCTATTATCCTCTTATGCTTAGAATGTGGCTTTAGACGTGGTGAAGTCTTAGGTCTTCACTGGTCGGATATAGACACAGTTAATAATACAATTACTATCCACCGCTCTGTTGCTTCGGACACCTCTATACAAACACCTAAGACACAGAAGGCACAAAGAACAATAGCAGTAGATGCTCAAACTATCAAAATACTACTCACTTATAAAAAGCATGATATTGTTGTCTTCCCGAATGCTATTGGGTCTTATTTTGCCCCTACAGCCATTTCTGTAGCCTTTAAGCACCTTAGTGAGTCATTAGGGCTCCATATGCGCTTTCATGACCTACGGCACACCAATGCCACCTGGTTAATAGCTAAGGGTGTCAATCCAAAGACAGTAAGTGCCCGTTTAGGACACAGTGATGTCTCTATAACGCTCAATAGGTACACTCATGCTGTACAGGAAGAAGACAAAAAAGCTGCCTCCCTTATAAACAATTTAATAAACAAGAAATAAGAACAACTGTGTGCCAATAGTGTGACTAATTGGCACATTTTGTATTCTTATTCTATCAAAGGCCACAATCGGAGGTAGAATTGTAGCACTTAAATACACCAAAATAAAATGCTTAATAAGATTCTAAATCAAATAAATTTTCTTTCTGCACTCCGCACACAGTCGAAAGTCCCATAAAAAA